GCAGGTAAAAATCCTTCATCTGCTAAACAAAAAGCTAGACGTAAAAGTTTTAAAGCAAGACACGCTAAGAACATTAAGAAGGGTAAAATGTCCGCAGCCTATTGGGCTGATAAAGTAAAATGGTAAAAAATATAATCTGTATCGCACCTGACTGCGATAAACAGTTACCTGAAGGCAAAACTAAATATTGTAGTGATACTTGCTATAAACGTATATCTCAAAGAATACATAGAGCTAAACAAAAAGGAGAAACCTATGAAGTACCTGTTAAAGAAATTAATCAACCTAAATCTGCATCTGTCCGTAGAGGTTCTTTGTATGACAAGTTTAGGAATGATGGTTATGCTTCTGAACTTATAAAAGATTTAATTACTAGAAAAGAAGTTGCTGATGCATTAGGTTGTACAGCAGGACACGTAGCTAGAATGTTAGCAGCATATAGAGAAGATTTAGAAAAAGATATACAGGCAGAGAATTGGGAAGTATCTGATGATGCTAAACAATCTCTTGATGATTTTAAAAACTTTAGAGATAGATACTTTTTAACAGAACAAGGTATACCTTTTGAAACAGCAGACTTTCACCACAACTGGATTAAGTCTATTAACAAAGCATTACTTAATGGTGGACAACAAATGATACTAAGCCCACCACGACACGGTAAAACAGAATTGTTAATTCACTTTGTTATTTGGCTTATCTGTAGAAATCCTAACATAAGAATTATGTGGGTAGGTGGTAATGAAGATATTGCTATGAACTCTGTTATGTCTGTTATGGATACATTAGAACAGAACGAAAAACTTAAAGAAGATTTTTGTGGACCAGGTGGTAGCTTTAAACCAGCAACACGTGCAGGTAAGATGTGGTCAAGAAATGGTTTTACTGTATCTACAAGAACAGTATCAGGTATTAAATCTCCAACAATGATTGGTATTGGACGTGGTGGCAAGATACTTTCTCGTGACTGTGACTTAATTATTGCAGATGACATTGAGGACCATAGCTCTACTATGCAACCTGCATCAAGAAACAATACAAAAAATTGGTGGACTACAACATTAGGTTCTCGTAAAGAGGAACATACAGCTATGGTTCTTATAGGTTCAAGACAGCACCCAGATGATTTGTATTCTGCAATATTAGACAATGAGGCTTGGGATACAATAGTTGAAGAAGCACACGATTCAATGTGTGCATTACCTGAACTAGATGAAGAAGAACACGTAGATTGTATGCTATGGGGTAGTAAAAGAACTTTTAAATGGCTAATGAACCGTAAAAGAGATTCTATGACTACTGGTGGTTTAAAGAATTTTGAAATGGTATATCTTAATAAAGCATTTAGTGAAGCTGCAAGATTGTTTAATCCTGAACAAATATCTAAATGTTACGATATCAATATGCCTTTAGGTACAATACCTTCTGGTTCTTATTTAGTTGCAGGACTTGACCCTGCTGCTACAGGTTATCAAGCAGGTTTCTTATGGGCAGTAGAAACTAAAGCTGGTGAAATTAATATGACAATGGTTGATTTAGACAACAACTTAGGTGGTGGTCTAGATGAAGCATTTGAATTAATTAAAAAATGGTGGGATATGTATGGTTGCTACCATTGGGTAATTGAAGAAAATGGATTTCAAAAAGCAATAAGACAAGATAAAACTATTAAACAGTTTTGTAATGTACAAGGTATAAAGCTAGAAGGACACGAAACTCATAAAAACAAATGGGATGAGAGATTTGGTGTTACTTCATTAGCACCTATGTTTAATGAACAATTAATTACATTACCTTATATGGATGCTGAAGCTCAAAGTAAAACAACATTGTACACAAAACAATTAACTTACTTTGCATCTAAAGGTAAAGGTGGCAGAGGATACAAGTCTGATATTGTTATGGCAAGTTGGTTTCCAATGAAAGTTATTAGAACCTTGACAAAACTAACTCACGCTGATATGGGAATTGACTACACTCCTAGCTTTGAAGGTTATAATAGTGTAGAATGGAATGAAATACCCTGGAGATAAATGAAACCTCAAGACATAATTGAAAGAGCTATTCATCTTAAAAGAATGCACGATGATTCTTTAGTAGATAGAAGTAGATTCAGAGCAATATTAAATGGTGGCGAAGATGGAATTAGACAATTACTAGGTCCAGGATTAGATAACAATGAAGCATATACAATACCTGCTCCAAACTTATTGCTATCTGCATTAGATAGACTTTCTCAAAAAATAGGTAAAGTACCTTCTTTAGATGTACATATTACAAATGCAAGAGATTCTGCAAGAAATAAAACTAAGAAAGATAAATTAGAACGAATTATTAGTGCATACGATAAAATGCAAAGACTAGAGTTACAGCTACCACAAGTAGCTAGATGGTTACCAGGTTATGGTTTTGCTGTTTGGGTTATAACATCTAAGCCAGATGCTAATGGAAATATGTATCCTTGTGCCGAACTAAGAAATCCATATGATTGTTTTCCTGGTTATTACGGTAATATGCAAGAACCACAAGAATTAGCAATTATACAAAAAGTACCTGTAAAGAACTTAATAGCAATGTATCCAGAATTAAAGAGCTGGTTTGAAAGTTCTGATGATGAAAAAGATTCTTTTGATAGTTATAACTTAAATTATACAGATGACGGTAGTTGGGAAAACTCTAACGAGAATGGTGATGTAATTCTTGAGTATATGAATATAGAAGGTACATACGTTGTACACGTTGCATCAAAGAAAATTGTAGATTTTGTACCTAATCCTCTTAAATCAGGACCAGCATTTGTTATTGCAAAAAGATTTAGTTTTGATAGATTGCAAGGACAGTTTGACCAAGTAGTAGGACTTATGGCATCTATGGCAAAGATAAATATTTTATCTGTAATTGCTATGGAAGACGCTGTCTTTACTGAAACTAACATAGTTGGTGAAATAGAATCAGGACAATATAGAAAAGGCAGAAATGCAATAAACTATTTAACACCAGGTTCTCAAGTAGTAAAACCTACAACTAACCTACCATATCAGTTGTTTGAAGCTGTAGGTAGATTAGAAAGGCAACTAAGAGTTGTTGCTGGATATCCAGTTCAGGACGATGCTATATCACCAAACTCATTTGTAACAGGTAGAGGTCTGGAAGAACTGGAGTCTGGCGTAGGTGCAATGGTAAATGAATACCACACAATATTAGAATATGCTTTACAAGAAGTAGATTCTAAAAGACTTGAGTTAGATGAAGTATTATTTGCTAATAACAGAAAACCTATATCAGGTACATACAAAGGTGCTGCTTTTTCTGAAAGCTATACACCTTCAACAGATATTGATAAAAACTATGTAACAAGAAGAAAATATGGTGCTATGGCATCATTTGACGCTCCAAATAAAATTGTTACTGGTTTACAGTTATTACAAGCAGGTATCATTGATAGAGAAACTATGCAACAAGAAATGGATGGTTTAGAAAACTTAACTCAAATCAATGAAAGAATTACAAAACAAAGAACAGAAGAAATTCTATATCAAATGTTATTACAAAATTCCCAACAAGGCGATAAAGCAGCAATGATGGCTGTAGTAGAAATATATAACAGTCCAAAACAAATGGGCAGTATTTTAGATAAATACTTTACTGCTCAAGGTGAAGAACCTAGTCCTGAAGAGCAAGCGTTAATGCAAGCTGCACAACAGCAACAAGCACAAGCTCCTCAAGGTCCACCTAACTTAGCAGCATTACTAGGAGGTGCAGGTGGCTGATATTAATCAAGAATTTGCAAAAATAATAGCTTCTAACTTTACAGCAGAAGAACAACCTATGTGGGAAGAAGCATCTGAAAAATTAGAAACCAACCAACAGTTTGATGTAAGTAAAGTTATAGACATCTTGACAGTTGCATATATACCTATGGTAGGAAGAATAGATATATTAATTGTTCCTGATGACTTTGAATATGGAGAAGATTATGGCACGAGGAATTAAAAGAAGATACTTATCTGAATCTTATGGTGAAGGTAAAGAGTTAGAAGAACAACAGCGTGCTGCTGAAATGTTTAAACAACCTACGGATACTGTAGAAGTACAGCCTGAACAAGCACCAGTTCCACCTAGAGTTGATGCTTTACCTATTGGTAGACCTACTGAAAGACCAATGGAGTCTGTAACATCAAACAATTTAAATAAGTTTGGTCAAGGTTTACAAATGGATAGAAACTTTATACTAAGACAAATGTATGCAGTATTACCAAGTGAGGATATTTTAGCATTAATGGATGATGGTATTTAGGAGTAAATATGGCGTGGGAGTGGAGCTTTACATCACCATATCAAGATGCTCTTGATTCTGACTTTGTAAAGCAAAGAAAACAACAAGCACAAGAACTTAGAACTTTTTTTTCTCAAAACAATATAGCTGAAAACTTAGCTGGTATATCACAACAATATGGTTATCTACCACGTGATGTTCAAGTTGGTGCTGCTATGGTTGGTTTGACAAAAGAAAGTCCAGAGTTTACTTCTATTATTGAATCTTATTTAGATAAAGAAAGAAGTTGGTGGGAAGGTGTTAAGGCAGCAACAAGAGGTGCTGTACGAGGTGCTTTTGTTGGTATGGAATCTGCTAGCCAATTTGTTAAAAGATATGGTACTGCAGGTATGCGTTATTATTCTAAGAAACAACAAAACCCTTTATTATTTTTTAGTGGTATTGGTACTGCAGCAGCTTTAATAAATCCTGATTACTATAACGAAGTTAAGAATGTATTTAAAGAAACAGGTCCTACATTAGCTGGTAGAGCATTTAAAGAAATAAGTAAAGGCAATAGAGTTAATTTAGGAGAAGGATATTTTGGTAATTCTACATTAGCTGAAGATACAGAAGTTTATAAAGAACTTGTTGGTAGAGGTGCTGATGCAGAGCAAGTTAGAGAAATAATACAAGAACAATTAGGAACACCATTATCACAACAAACTATTGATGATAGGGAAAGAGCTGCTATGTCTTATTCTGGTAGAAGAGGCACAGTTAAGTTATCTCCTGGTCGTGTTGCTGCAGTAGAAATATTTGAACCTGGAACAAAAGCATTTAAGTTTATGTCAGGTCTTATTGATGGTGCATACACAATATTTACAGACCCTTCTACTTATTTTGGTATGGGTTTGTCTAGAGCAGGAAAAGTTGCAAGAACATACAATCCTACAGTAGTAAATCAAGGTGGACTTATAAATAAAGCTGTAAGAGCTACTGTACATCAACCTACTGCAAAAGAATTTATAAATAGCAGAGTAGGTACAGATATTGCAGACTTACTAGCTAAGACAACTACTTATGATGAAGTTGAAATAATTCTTAAAAAGAATGCTCGTGAAATGAATGATGGTGCATTATTAATGAGAAATCTTAGAGATACTAAAGATACAGAAACTATTAAGAAATTATTGATTGATGCTATTGAAGATGATTTGAAATTTAACACAAGATTAGATGCAAACTCTTTGTTGTTTAAAGGTAAGTTTTCTAGAGCAGCAGCAAAAGCATTTTATGGACCAGACGTTTCTGCTGTTGGTTTTAAGACAGCAATGAAATTAAGAAATCAAAACAGTAAATGGAATCGATTATTTCAAGAATTTCCTGCTCCTAAATTACACGCTAATGATTTAAACCAAACATTTTTTGAATTAAAAGACTGGATGAAATTTGCAAAAGTAGATGATGATGTTGCTTTTAAAGCACTAGATGATATTGCTAACAGTATTGATGATGAAGTATTAGACAATATAGCTAAAGCTGGTATGAAATCTGGAGACCCTAGACCTGCTAAATTAGCAAATGTTGTAAGAGTACTTGAAGTTTTAGGTGGAGAAAATGGTGTGCTTCCTCATATAGAAAAAAAGTTTATGGCTTTAGAGTTGCCTCCAGAACTTGTAAAAGGTATGAGAAAGTTTATGACATCTGTAGATGAAACAAGAAAATACTTTAGAGGTGCATTTGGAGAAGAATGGTTTCAAGGACAAAAGCTAGATGTACTAGATAATTTTGGTAATGATGTTTTATCATTGCAGCTTAATCTTGATGAAGCACTAAAAGTAGTAGAAAAGATTGCAAGTAATGCAGGTATTAAAAAATCTGTAATGGGCAATATGAATAAAATTTTAAAAACTGCTAAAGAAGATTTATCAAAAAGAGTAAATGATTCACCTGGTACTGGTAATACTTCTGCTGGATGGGCGCAGTTTGCTGATGATGGTTTTGAAGTATCTACTGCAGGTGATGACTTTGGAAAACAATTTTCTGCATTTAATGCAAAATTTTTAGATGGAGATTCTGTAGAACTTAAATGGGCAAAGGCTAAAGGTTACGACAGCATAGAACAAGCAAAAAGAAATCCTGCTGTAGATTCTGATGGTAGACCACTAGAAAATTTTAATTATTATCCAGAGTATAAAAAAATATGGAATGCTTGGGCTGATGAAAACCCAGACCTTATTGAACAGTTAGCTATAAAAGCTCAAGGTAAAAAATTAACAGATAAATTTGCTAATACAAATAACAATCAAGCTAGAGCATTATCAGAAATAATTAATGAAAGATTTGGAAAACAAAAAATAAAAGATATAAAAGCTGAAGGTAATCCTATAGCTATGAATAATAAAGTTAAAAATAGAGATAACATTATTTACAACAAAGACACTACAACTTTAGATATGATTATGTCTGGTAAAAGAACTCATACAACTAGAACTCTTGCAGGTTATGGTTCATTAGCACCAAGAGTTGGTCAAATAAGATTAATGCAAGATAAAAATACTGGTAGACAAGTTATGGTAAGAATTACTGGTATTAATAAACTTCCAGATGATTTATTTGTAAATCCTGAATTAGAAGATTTAGCCAGAGAGTTAGCTAAAAAAGAAGGATATACATTTGAATTTTATCAAACTGCTATTAGTGGTAAATTGCAAAGACAAAAACAAAATAGACTTAGAGGTAGTTTAAAACCAGAAAATGAAATGGTAGGTGTTGAGTACGAACTTGCTAGTCCTACAAATATTGTAAAAGACCTAGATAATGTAGCTAGTATTGGTGGATTGAAAGATGAATTTCTAGAAATGGTAGAGCCTGCTGCAACTATAGATAGGCTTACACCAGAAATGGATATTGTTGTAAAAGAAATAAATAGTGGTGGTCAAACAGGAGTAGATTTAAATGCATTAGAAATAGCATCTGATTTAGGTATTGCTACTGGTGGTAAAGGTATGCCTGGATTAACTGTAGCTGACCAGATAATGGGTAGGTATGACCATCAACAAGGTCAATTAATGAAGTACAACGTACAAGATACTACTGAAGATATATTGATGGATTTAAAAAATGATTTATCAAACCTTATGCATAGGATTGCAAAGCATAATGAAGGTGTAAATTTTAAATCTACATTTGATGAATCAAGATTAACACCTGCAGAAATTGCAGCCTACAAAGCTATACAACAAAAACCATTTGACCAAATGTCAAAGATAGAAGTAGATAGACTTAGAGCAATAGAAATAAAAGCAAAAGGTGGATTTATAAATCAAACTTTAAGTAAAGATGCTAAAAAATCTATTGATGAATATATAAAGAAATTTAAAACTGGTGCAGAAGGTGGACTTCTTTATAAACAATATAAACTAGAAGATGAGATAGCTGACTTAACAAAAGAGATAAAACTTAGAAAAGAACAAGCATTAAAAAAAGGTGTAATATCTGTTAATGCTACTGACGAAGAAATACAAGAAGTTCTTAAAAATGGTGAATTAGCTATTTCTGCATTACAAAAATTAAATGTAAAACTTGAAGGAAAAAACTTTAGAGGTCAAACTCAAGATGGTAAAAGAATTAGAGAACGAGCTATACCTTCTAAAGAGCTAGAGGGTTTACTTGAAGAAGGTAAAGATTTAGACCAAACAATTTTAGATTTACAAGATAAAGCATCAATATTTAATTTTATTGAAAATCCTAGAATATCTTATTACTTAGGAACA